AAGCCAGTCGATGACTAGCAATCAGTAAATACGCCAGACGAACTGGCTACTTGATTGTAGTTCGCTCGTTTTTCATACGCCCTGGCAAGGCGGCTGTTTACAGCTTGTGTATCACTAAAAGGTATTGGTGTAATAACACTTTCGCAATATTCTTGATCTATGGTAATATGTTGTAGATCGTCAACAGTTTTAAAAATCCAATATTGTCCCTGTAATAACTCTGAAAATTGTTCAGATTGTGATATCTTCACATCAAATATTTCACAAAATCTGTCATAAACCTCAGCAGGATACAAACATAACTCTCTAGTAGCTTGTTTAATTATCATTTGATCCCAATTAGGTTCAGTTGAGTCAGTAAATAAAAACATACGTACAATTGATTTAAAGTCCAATTTACCCATTAAGATAGACCCACATAATACAGGTGTTCTCTTAAGAAATGATAAATCACACACTGCTTTAAACTCAATTCTAGTCTCATGTTTCCTTGCTGGAGTAATAGACATATTAATCCACAATGCAAACATCTGAATACGATCATGTGAATAAAATTGATGACATAATGGATTTACACAAATAGCATTATCATCACCATAATTGATCAATGCTACATACACAAAGAACTTCATCTCATAAGCTCCTTCTCGAACAAAAGAACCAAATTGTGGTGGAATATCATTATTAAGTGATAAATGCCTACAATAATAGAATTTTAAAACCTCTAAAATGGCTTCACACATACAATTAAATACAGCTGTTCCACTTTGACCACTTGGTAATTTATCTTCCATAAGGAAAACTTCATTCCCTAGTATGATGACATATTGTTGGACATTTTGTAAAACAGATCTCATGCGGATAAGTTCAACTATATTAGACTTATCCATGTAGAAAGGAGTACTTAAAACAAATCTCCACATTATATACACACCATACAATAAAACTAACAATGTTTTATCATACTTCGCATAATCTGTGTCAAGCCACCACAAAGATCTAAGAAATTCTTGAAAATCTATAGAACCAGAAACATGTTGATACATCGCAAATAACCTTTCATGGAATTCCAATCCACAAGCATTCATTCCTATTTGTCCGAATAATCTATCCCTATGTACCATAAATAGATCAAAATATGGTCCTAAATAGATTCTACATAACATTAGAAAAGTTGCTTCTCCAGAAAAGAAAATCCTTTCTAATCCATCATTAATTTTTGCAGATGACAAAATTTCATCTTTTGGAGTACCAACAGAAACGTTCAGAAAATGACCA